AAGTAGCTTCATTTTCAGGAAATGCTATTTGTTCTCCTATGACAACTGGACCTTCAATCCCTGCTGACCCATTAATCCTTTTGTTCCCTTCTTTAATAGCACGGAAAGCTCCCGTCCCTACTATAAGTTGTCCACCAATGTTTACGTCATCAAAATTCATGTGTTTACCTCTTAATCAAAGTTTCTTTGTTCAGCTTGAGCAGCTCTTTGTGCTCTCTTTGCTGCTTCATTTGGATTATTTTTATCAAAGATCTTTTGTCCTCCAACTTTAGAATCTTTGATCTTAACAGCATCAGTTACTCCTCTAATTATAGACCCATATAATTCTAATACACCATTAGCAGCAAGTTCTACTTTCTGTGGTGATGCAATTCTTATCAAAGTTTTCGCAGTAATAAGAACTTTTTTAGATTCAACAATAACATTTTCAGTAGCATTTAATTTTATATTACCTTTGGTTTGACCCTCACCCACAGCAACCAATTCAATATCAGTCCCTTGCAATCTTATCTTACCATTAGATGACTTTATGGATATATCTCCATTCACAGCAGTTATTATAACAGCATTCTGTGCCTCCTCCATCTTACTTCCACACTCAACCTGAAAAGCACCTGGACTAGTTGATATTGTCCAACCTTTTCTTCTACCATCAACATCCAAACTTAACTGATGCTCACCGTCAGGAGTATATAATCCAACACCAGCAGTTACATCACCTTGCTTATGAACATGACCCATCCTAATGGATCCTTTATCATTTCCAAGACCAATTTCTGTATAGTTTTGTTTTGCCTGTTCGGTGGGGTTAGATCCAGGATTTTCCTTACTACCCCTATCATTAACTGCTGTTAAACCTCTTTGCATTCTTAATTACCTCTAGTAAGTAAGGTTATCAGGTGTGTTTGGAATATTAAGAGTAGGATCACTGCTGGTAATGTCTGTACCCTGTCTCTGTATAGCTGATGGAGCAGTTGTTACCTCTCCGTCTATACTCTCTTGAAGTGTATCATATATCTGAACTAATTGTCCAGCTGTTTCATAGTATCCAGCATATTTAATACCATCTTTGTAGAAGATAGCACCATAGTATGGTTTACCATTATAGTAACCTGTCTGTTTGAGTCCAACAAGATCAGTAACCTGAAGTAATCTATCAGGATCAACAAATTCAACAGGTGGAGTTCTTACCACAGTGAATTCAGGTATTCCTGAAAAACCAATACCACTATCAGTTTCTATTGTTATATCAGGTGTTCCTGTAAATCCAATAGGAGTTTCTGCTGGTGGTGGAGGATCAATATTTAATCCAGAATCTATAGAAGGAACAGGTATATCTATTACAGTACCAAATTGATCTAGTTTTGGACTAAAAGGAGGTATCACAGGATCTCCTGGTCTTCCAGTAATCACAACTTTATCATCAGGACTATAATTTATACCACCATCATCTATTATCACATTAGTTAACTCTAATGCTACATTATAATTACTGTTATCATCAGGATCTGATGGTGGAGGATAACCATTACCAGGATCAATTGGAATTACTTTATCTACAGTACCTATACCTTCAACTTTTTTAGGACAAGGTGGTGGGATAAGATGTGCAGAAACTAATACAGGATTATCTTTCCAAGATTTTGCAACTGGTTTACCAGTGCCGTCCGTTCTTACTACCTGTATTTTCTTTCTGATCTCAATAGCAAATCCACTTGGATTTTCATGCCATTTATATCCTGCAGGTTGTTTGAAGAGAGTATCTATCAGACCAAGAGATGTTGGTTTAACAGCAAGAGTATGTTTTCCTTTATTGATTAAGACTTTTCTAAATGTACCTTCTCCATTCCAATTAGACTCATCTTGAGCAGAAACTCCTGCTTCATTGTCAAAGTTTCCTCTTACAATTTCCTTACCATCCAAATAAAGAGATGCATGGGCATCATTTGAAAACTTAACTTGATACTCACCATCTTCAGGGAAATCTACATTACTCCATGTGTAATTAACAACTTGAGAATTTGCAACAAAAGGATTTTGTGATAAAGATGCTCTATTCATAAAAGCACCCCACCCACTAAAATTCTTATGGAATAGTTCAGGTCCACTATAAATTACACCATCCTTTACAGTACCACTACCAATACCACCTTGCAAAACCTTTTTAGTTTTCCTTTCTAAAACAAACTTGGCAGTCAGTCCATTTATATCATAAAATCTACCTTGATCACATGATACAATTACATCATCCCAATATACACCTACACCACCTCCACCTGCACCAGTTCCTGGAATATCCTCCATCTGAAGAACATTCTCACCTTTAGTTCTCAATACTGCACCATTATTTGCCCCACCTGTTGTGGAAGTTGTAGTAGTAGTGGTTTTACCTGCTAAAGTTACCGTATAAGTATGACTACCAATACTCTCCACAACCCATCTATTCTCTCGTGCTCTCCAATTTAATTGCCTCCAAACAGTATCTTTAATTGCAATAGTTTCAAGCACTCTTCCACTTCTTCTAGGATTATCATCCCAATTATAAGTTAAAGTAACCTTCACTTCATCTCCCTGTACCTCAATACAACTACCATCAGGAGAGAATTTAGCAGTACCTCCCGTTACGTTATCAATAGTAAAAGCACCAGCAAATTCATTAGTTTGTCTATCAAAACCAATATTACCTACATCATCATCATATTCTAATCTCCTATCACTAATTCTACGTAGACATCCCTCCTTGAATTTTGTATATACTAGAGGATATGAACCACCTATTGTAGATGTAGAATTTACTTTTTGTATAGTATTACTTCCTATCTTAACATCATATACTCTATCAAACTCAACTTGTTTGGTAAAAGTTTTTGATACATCCTTACCTACTCCATATTCTTTCTCAATAAACATATCCAACTCTGGAATAGATGCTGAAGCACCATACATTGTTGAAGTAGACATCTTAAACTCAACTTCATTAGTATTCAATGTCTGATCTACTTCAGTTCCAAGTGCTGACCATCCTTGAGTACTAAAAATTCTTTTATCTATTGAATCATAAGTTTCTTGTCCAACATTATTAACATCAACAGTAAGAGTATGTTCTATAGGTTGAGGAGGATTCTCCTCGTTAAAAGCCTGAATAAAAAACTTTTGCTCTGCCATACTAGACACACCAACAGTTCTTAAAACTTCCTCCCCATCAAATTTAATTACCGCAGAATCATCAGCAGCTGCCTTTATCTTATAGAACCCATCATAAGGAGCTATAATCTTCCATGTATTAGAATGAGTTTTAGAACCACCCGAAGTATTATCTTTACCATAAGGTATAATAGGAGAAACTGCATATCTATAAACCTTTCTCTGATCTATAAAAGGATACCATACATCACCTTCAGCAGGAAAACGAGTAGACCAAAAAGGATTAGGAGGACATCTACCTTCTTGTTTTGGTGGAACTTCTTGTGGAACAGGTGGAGGAGGAGCCTCAATGGTCATAGCAACACCAAGTGGATTCTGATTCCAAGATTTTTTTGATTGAACCCTTGTCTCTGAAAATTTAGTATCTATATTAATCGCAAGAGTCATAGGATTACCACCCACATCTTCTCCAGCAATATTTCTATATCCTAGTTTTCCACCTTCTACTTGTTCCAAATCAGCTTCAATAGTATAACTTCCTGCCTCAATAAATCTTCTATATAAAGTTGATCCAGTATAAGTTGCAGGATCACCCCTTACAGCAAAACCTTCTTTATTAATATCAACTTGAGTACCAATAGTATGAGTATTACTTATGATTCTCAATCTTACATTATCATCAACACCAATTCCAATATCATACTCACCACTTACAGGAAATTTAACGTTGTGCCATTTAATAGTATAAGTTCCTGCCATTGAACTTTCATACTTAAGAGAAGTATCAAAAGGAGATACCCCATAACGATTAACAAACTCCGAATCTTTAGTAGTAACAAGATTAGTTTTCCAGAGAGGTCTATCAGCCTTATCGATATATTCAGAAGTATTAAATATATTTTCAAGTTGACCAGTGCTTTCAGTAGAAGTTGTACCTCTTTCTAAAGGTCTATCTCCTAAAGTATACTTTGCATTCAAACCATTTATATCAAAGAATCTACCTTGACTTGCAGAAATAATTACATCATCCCAATACTGACCAACACCACCTCCACCTGCATCAGTGTTAGGAATATCCTCCATCTGAAGAACATTTTGACCTTTAGTTCTTAATGCTGCACCATTATTTGCTCCACCAATTGTTTTAGTTGTTGTTGATGTAGTTTTCCCTGCTAAAGTTACTGTATAAGTATGACTACCAATACTTTCTACAACCCATCTGTTCTCTCGTGCTCTCCAGTTTAACTGTCTCCAAACAGTATCTTTAATCTGAATAGTTTCAAGAACTCTACCACTTCTTCTAGGATTATCATCCCAATTATAAGTTAAAGTAACCTTTACTTCATCTCCTTGTACCTCTATATTCCTACCATCATTAGAAAATTTAGCAGTACCTCCTGTTACATTATCAATGGTGAAAGCACCAGCAAATTCATTAGTTTGTCTATCAAAACCAATATTACCTACACTATCATCATATTCTAATCGTGTATTACTCTTTCTACGTAGAGCTCCAGACTTCAATCCTTTATATACCAAAGGATATGAACCACCTATTGTAGATGTAGAATCTTCATTTCTTATAGTATTACTAGTTAATTTTACATCATATATTCTTCCATACTCAACCTTTTTATTAAAAGTTTCTGATACATCCTTACCTATTCCATATGGTTTCTCAATATACATGTCCAATTCTGGAATAGATGCCGAAGCACCATACATTGTTGATGTAGCAAGTTTAAACTCAACTTCATCACTTGTTGCTAGAGCAGCTAACTTCTCATTCTGTGCTGCTACCTTCTTCATCACCTTACCATTATAAAGATCAACCCTAATTTTATGGTTTCCTGCTTTTTTAATATCAACTTTAGTTTCTTCTGGTGGTGATAATACAGCACCTCCTGCTCCACCAGATCCTAATTTATATTCTCCTTGCTTTTCCCCATCAACATATAATGTTCCTTCATTATCACATTGAAATTTAAAAATATATTCACCCTTATGAGGAAAATCTACATCCCATTCAAAATAATGCTCTTGACCACCAAAGTCTGATGGTATCACATTAGACATAGGAATAGGTGAGATCGCATAACTATTCATAAAGTTCTTAAGATCTGGCTTATAATAAGCACCACCTACCCAAGCATGATCATTTTCTGCCCATCTCCCATCTCTCTGAACCAATGCATACTCTGGCATGGTCATCATTTCTAACTTTATCTCTTCTTCGGTGCTACCTTTATCTAATTTCTTTTGCCAGAAAGTAAACCCATCTTGTTCAGGTTTCCTTCCAAATAATTTTAGATATAAATTACCAACTATAGTACCCAAACCAGGTGGATTAGGAACACTACCCCATGCCCAATGATTTACATCATACTTCTCTCTACTAACTTTTGTTCCAGTTGTAGTTTTTGTAGGAAATTGAGATCTAGTAGTCCACCAGGGATTTGGTGCATTTAAAAGAAAGTCCTTCCATTTTTCAAGTTGTGCTTCAAATGAAAGAACTCCTCCATCAAAATATAAATTTGGATTCCACTCACCATCATTACTACCTCTGATATTATATCTTTTTCCATATCCTACTTCATTCTTTGGACAAATCTTATAGTCTTCAAAATCTTCCTCATCATCATACTCAATATACTCCATCAATTCAGGTTCATTTCCCTCAACCATTTCAACTTTTAATACTGCTCCTGCTCCAATCCCACAAGGATCTACTACTCTTGCTACAGGTGTATATTCATAACCAAATCCCTGTGGCCAATTTGCATCCACAGCAAGAACTGATCCGTCTTTTCCTATTATAGGATTTGCTAAAACACCTAATCCACCTCCACCAAATACCTGAACCTCTGGTGTACATTCTGTTGATGTATCATCAATCTTAATACCTTTAACAGATGCTATTCCTACAGCATCTTCAGTTCCACCATCATTAATTCCACACTCATCACCATCAGTTGATCCCTTAATTATTAAATCATCTGTTGTTAAATCATTTACACTATTAATATTAATATATTTTATTTCCTCTCTATTTCTAAAGATAAAAAGCATTCCTGGATCTTTTTTAGCTATCTCATTCGCCTCACAAATAGTAACGTTATTTACAAACCCTCTCTCCGTAGAAATATATCCAACTCGGATATCATCTCTACGAGCAGAACCAAAAATATCAAATTTAAGAGTATTATCTGTCATAATTAATATTTATTATACCTCTTTAACTTTCCTATTTACCAAATCAATTACCTGTTTTGCTTTAGGAATACGGAAAGGTATTTCTTTGGAACCTAAACCAAGTTTATCCTTATTAGGAAGATCAGCAACATTTTTTCTAATAGTATCAACACTTGGTAGTTGACTATCATCTTGCCCCTCTCCACCCTGAACTAGTGTTACATAATCAACAGGAGAAGCATTCGGAGGAAGTTCAAATGGGAATATATTTGCTGTAATATTTTCAAAGTTAAGTGCCGAAGTAAGATTACCAGTCAAACTAGAAAGACTAGGAATCATGTTAGCCAATTGTTGAGGTTTAGATGGGTCTGATGAGTTTGCCGTACCATCACCTGGATCATCAACAGAAATAATCATAAAAGTACCATCCCCACTACCTTGTAGAATAGTATAAACATCTCCTTCAAAATATTTAAGTCCTCTTTTATTTACGGTTACTCCACCGTTTTGAATCTTTCCCCATACATCCTGCAATCTAAATTTAGCATCAAAATTACCACTCTGTATTTCCAGTTCTTCTCCTGCTTTATATCCAGTTCCTGTTGTATGAGTAAAGATATTAGTAATAGATCCTGCTGATGTTACTATATTAACTTTCATACCTGTTCCTGATCCACCAGCACAATTAACTGCATTTGTATTTGTATACCCTGTTCCTTGATTCACCCATACATAATCTACTGATCCTGATCCAGTGCCACCAAGACCACCTGTTGGAACTAATATATCAACAAGCAATCCCTCACCAGTAGCATCAGCAGCAGTAAATCCTGAAACTACAGTTGTTCTTTCAGGAACAACGCTTGATCTCCATTCAACTCCAACCTTTTTCATAGTTTTATATTTGGTTCCTCCCCTCACTTCATCCAATACTTCCTCATCAGTTATTTCCAATACTGCACCTGCTGCACTCTGATTATCTGCAGGATCCAATTGTTCAGCATCCAATTTTTCTAATTGGGAATTTACATCTTCCAAATAACGACCAATACCTTGTATACTATTATTATTAGCATCATTAATTTCTTTCCAAGAATCTGCCATAGCTAATCCAACAATAGCTTCTGCAGAACATACCTTAACTTCAGGATGTGTTGGTAAAGATGCAATCTCACGAGTTACAATTATAGTTTTTTCCTCACCTGTTTCAGGGTCTCTTGTTGTTACATTCACAGTAGTAGTAATACCAGCAGTAGCAGAAGTAGGATTATTCTTATTTTTGAACTCCTGTGCTTTTATTAAACTATCAATGTTTAATGTATTGTTTAAAATATTTTCAAGTTTACCACACATACTATCAGTAATCTTATTATACTTTTCTAAACTTTTTTGATTAATAACATTCTTAATATCAGCAAATTGATATCTTAAACAAGATGGCATGGCAGATACAGTCTCTGTCATTTCTTCATTTAAAGTTTTGTTTGTATACTCCATCACTTTATCCATAATCACTTTCATATACTTTGACATTCCACATGCAGCATTTCCAACTAATTTTTTTAAAGTATCTTGTTGAGGAGCACCAGAAACTGCATCTTCATAATTTGACATAGCAGATAAACTTTTTTCAATTTTAGAAGTTAAATTTTCTGTTATAGTTTGAATTGCTTTAATAGATGAATCAACTACTTTATCAGGTACTACTATAATAGTTTTCTCACGGTACTTATCTTCTAATTTTATATCTGCAGCAGCCACCTGCATCATTGATCCTATACCTTCCAATGTTGCACCAGGTCTTGCAGGAGATCCAGGAGAGTTGGCAAAAGCACATCTATTTCTCATTCCAGATAGTACTTTACTCTTAATAAAATCTGCTCTACCTCCTTCTTGATTATCACCATAAAGATATTGTTTTACTTCAGAACTCATCTGTTCAAATTGAGTTATAGCATTCTCATAATCTTTTTGCTGCTGTGATGTTTTATAAGATGCATCTTCAGGAATGCCAAATTTATTTGATGTAATATTTCCTGATAAAACTGCTTCTTCCTTACTAACTTCGGCATCTTTTGGTTTATTAATAGCTTTACCTTCATCCATTGGTAAAGACTTTGCTGGTCCTTTTATATCTTCTTGACCTTGAGAAAATCCACTTGTTCCTGCAAAATTACTATCATCATTACCAATTTTAGTGCTTAATTCTGTCTGTGCATTGTTACCTAACACTCCCATGATGACAGGAACTTGCATGTCCTGTCCATCCATATAAAATCCAAACACAAACATCCCCTGACGAAGGTTAGCGGTTTGGTATGAACCTCCTAACCCACCACCAGCAGTGACAGGATACATTATATTTGCCCAAGGAAGTTGATCAGAAGGGATCTGTTCCTCTTCTTTATCATGGACACCAATAATTCTTACCCTATACCTTTTACCAAATCCAGGAATAGAAAGTTTATCGGAAAATTTACCAGACAGCTCATTGTCTCTCCAAGAAGAATTATCTGCGATCTGTCCCAACCACCAGATAAAACTTCCACCTATAAATCCTGGATTAAATAGTGCTCCTCCTTCCATAGATTATTCGTCGTATACCCTACACTCAAATGCATCTGGATGATTATCACAATAGACTTCTAGATGCTGATCCTCATGCCTTGTATGGTAATCATTAATCTTACCATCATTAGTATTTACTTCATCATCTTTATGATATTCATCATATTCTGCATGAACATCCTTAAGGTCTGCCTCACTATACTCTAACATACCATGATTGATATGCTCTTTATGATCTTTAGGATCTATATAGACCTCGTGTTCTAAATCGTGTTTTGGAGTAGTCATAATTTCTAAAAGAGTAGAACGTCTTCGGATTGAGAACCACTTCCACTCTGTTGAGAAGAAGTAGGTGTACCTTTGCGACCAAAAGTATCTCGTACTAAATTTAATTTGGTATAAGTTTCCTTTGGGGTAATATAGTGACATAAATCTGCTATAATATATAGACCCCCACTTTCCTGATTTACCTCATCATTTTTAATATCAGCTTGTAGTTCTGGTGCATCTACAAATATAGCATCTCCTGCATGTAATGAGAAGTCCCCTGCAATAGTAATTGTGTTCATTGCAGCAAATAACTGATTGTATCTCATCACAGACTGTGCCAAAATCTTTTTAGCTTGAAAGTTTTGCTCATCTGATTTTTTAAGTTGCTCTTTAGTTGTTGCTACTGGTTTATCCGCATTTCCTGATGGCAATGATCCAGTATCTAAAAGCATATACATTGTCCTAGAAAATTCTACCTTCTCTGAACCATCTTGAGTAGTATTAAACTCTGGATTTAAAACAGGAAGACGATCACCTGCAGTTTGTATTCCTTCATCTGCTTCAACTTTCTTTGCTTGTTTTTCTAATACTTCATACTTACAATTAAAAGGATCAAACACAACAGTCCGTGTAGAATATGCACCCATTCTTAATTTGTTCTTTACATCAACAGCATTTTCTTTTTCAAACTCCAATGCTTTCATATCATATCCTGCAGGTATATCCTTTCCTCCATTGTCAGGAGTCTCATTATAGATAATAGATTTCTTTTTCTCTTGACCTAACAATGTATCAATAGACTTAAAGTTATATCCTTTAGATGTCTCATAGAAAAAGAATCCTGCTGTATTACCTTCTGAATTTTGAGTTGAAGGAACAGATGCTTTAGAAAGATAGTTCAACATATAATACGGTTTCTTATTCAATCCAAAGAAATTATAATTGTTCTGGGTCTCTTCAATATCTAAATCTTTATCAGTTTTAAGAACATCTTCTAGTATAGTTTTCACATGTTCAGATACTTTTCCATCATATCTTTTCGTCACCCTAACCTTTTCATTCATAATAAATTCTTTAGAAGCCAAGTCTAATGCAACAGCAGACTTGGTAGAGTCATCATAAAAAGGTTTTACCTTATTGACATACATTATCAACTCCAAAGTCTCTTCATTATTATCAGTAAACTTTAACTGAACTCTCTCCTGTCCTACAATAGGCAAACCATCAATAGCAGTCTTCTCATCAATAGTATTTCCACTGTCACCATACATAACAGTTGCTCTTATACCATCTTGAAGTATACTCTCCCAATATTGCAAACGAATAACACCCGTTGAAAGATCAACAGTCTTACCTTCATCTAAATTAGATGCAACAGTGACCTGCTCTATAAATGCAGGAAGCGATTGTCTTGTTGTAATTTGTTCTGCCATATTACTATTTAACCTTGGAAATCAAGAACTTCATAAGGATCATTACCTGATCCACCACCAGTTGATGCTACAGTTGTAGAAGAAGATTGCTTATTAACAACTCCTCCACCACCAGATTTAACTAATACAGGAACAGTAATTATAACTGGTTCAAGTTCTTCATATTCAGTTTTTTTACTCACAGAATTTATCATATTACTAAATGAATTATTTGGTTTATTAATAGTAGGTGGACTAGAATTTACTCGATCTTTTAATGCTTTTACTCTTGGATCATCTTTAAGTCTAGTACGCTTTTGATTATCAACACTACTCATTTCACCTGATGAACTAGATTTTGATGAACTAGAGATCTTACCTTTTACTGCTTTAGCTGCCATTACAGCAGGATGTTTAGACATAATTGCACCACCCACATTCTTAATTCCCTGACCAATCTTACCAAAGAACCCACCAACTTTAGATTTTATTTCACCAATCTTTGCCTTCCTCTCTTCTTGTTTCTTTTTCTTTTCCTCTTCCATTCTCTTCTTTTTTTCTTCCCATTTCTTTTTCTTTTCCTCTTTCTTTTCTTCCTCCGATTTCTCTCCACCTCCAGAACCAGAACTCATACCAGATGAAGAACCACCCATAGATAAAGAACCACCACCACTATCACTTCCTCCTGGTGGGAAGAATGATTTAAGTAATAAAGGAACAGTATTCATTGGATTTATTAACCAAGGAAGAATTGGTATCTCCTTACCCATTAAAAGAGAAAGAGGACCAATTACTAGTTTTATACCACCAGTTAAAATATTCCACAATGCTTTTTTTCTAGGAACCCATCCAGGTATCCATTTGGGAGGATCTTTAGGGAAATCTGGTATCTTAAGTTTAGGTATTCCTTGATAGAACCTACTAAATCCACCAGCAAACCAATTGAAAATTGCCTTACCACCTTTAAAGATACCCATGATAGTATCCTTAAGCATCTTAAATGCTGCTTTAGGATCTCTCTTAACTATCAAATGATAAAGCAAATCACCAACAAACACACCTAATGCTTCACCAATAAGAGTACCAATAAAAGGAATTGGAATAAAGGTTCCCAACATTCCACCAATAGCAGCACCAAATGTTTTAAATAGTGCCTGTCCTAATGGTTCACCTGACAATAATGAAACAAGACCAACAATAATAGGACCAATGATTGGAATCTTACCAAAGAATCCTTTTACTGTTGTCATTGCACCCTTAATAGCAGGTGCTACAACCTTTGCTGCTGGTCCAAATATCTTTGCAGCAAGTCCACCAACCTTTGCTCCTACTTTAGTTACAATACTCTTACCCGCTTTGCCCCCAAATTTACCTAACTTACCTAAAAGATTTTTCCCTTTACCTAATACATTCTTTGCTAGATTACCTGCCTTTCCTCTTGTCAACCAGTTAAGAAACTTACCTGCCTTCTCAAAGATCCCTTTAATAACATTAAAAGTATTTTTTATATTCTGAACTATTGCTTTAAATATCTTCTCTCCTATTATCTTCCACAATAAGAATCCCTGAATGAGATCCTTTATATTAGTCATAAATGTATCAAATTTCTTTGCACCTTCTTCACCAAAGACACCCTTTACCAAACTTCTTCCCATATCAACAAGTTTATATCCCCAATCAACCAGAGTTACTAAACCATTAAGAATAAATCCTGCAAAATTAAGAAGAAAATCTGCTGCTTTACCCAAAAACATAATGAGTCCCTTCAACTTTGGTCCCCATTCAACCAATCTCACCATCACCCAACCAAATAATATATTAGCAAAGAAATCCATGATACTACCAAGGAAACCTTTACCTGGCATTTTTATCTTTGGACCTTTAACTTTTATTCCTTTGGGTTTTTTCTTTTCTAAATCTCCTTCTGCTGCTGCTTGTTGTGCTGCTTCTCTTGCTTTCCTCTGATCATCTAATTGTTTCTCTTGCAATCCAACAGAGTTTGCTAAAAGTTTTTCAACTTCTATAACACTTGTCTTTATACGTAGAACAGTTCCTTCTAAATTATCACCACCCGACTGCTGTTCATCTCCACTATACTTTACAATATCTCCACCAGGAGAAGGAACTAATGATGCTTTAGGTATGACTGCTAATGATCCTCCCTTAACATCAGCACCTTGTTCTTCACCCATTGCATTCTGTGCTGCTGCTCTTCTTGCATCAGTTTTTTTCCTTCTATTCAGCAACTTATCGGTGGCAATTCTTCTTGCTCCACCACCAATTGCATTTGCTGTTCCTTTTAAAACTGCACCTAACATATTCTTATACCGACAATCCTAGTGTTCTAATCTTACTCTGCGACCTCATAGATGAAGCATCAATGGGTGGAAGACCAGCTGCTTTTTCATTACTTATAGTTGCTGCATCGCCTGAACTTTGAGCAACTTGTGCTGCAGCAGCCTTTGATGCTGGTCTTTTAGGTGGATCTAGATGAAGATGATCTACTCTAGGTTTCTGATCACTTGATACTTGTGCTATCTTTTCTTTTGCAAAATTGAATGCACCTTTTGCTTTATTACCTAACAACTTTACTATTCCACCTTCATTAAATTTCTGTATTAAACCACCTCCATTGAAATTAGATATAGAATTAGATGAATTAGAATATATCCTAGAATTATTTGAAACTAAACCACCTTGATTAAACTTCTGAACTAAACCGCCACCAGCATAACCCATTCTATTCATCTGTCTTGCTCTATCCTCTGCTGATATTCCTGCCTTTGCTGCTGCACTAGTAGTATCTCCTTGAGCTCTCATCAATAATCTATATGCTGCTGTGCCTGGAATATCTTTATTAATATCAAATGCAATATCTCCTTTAAAGTTAGGATTATCATCCACCTCCCTTCTAATCATCGCCATCTTCTGCATCAATGCTTGCCTAGCTTCTGGTGGTATCGATTCATTACTCTGTAGCATCCCCACTGAATTATTAAAAGCAGCTTCACTTTGATTAGCAATAAACTCACCAAAGTTTGGCATCCTTCCATCTCTATCCAATTTTAATTTAATACCATTATAAGCATCAGGATTCTCATCTACTGCTGCATTCTGTTGCTCCATAAAGTTCTTAAGATGAGGACCAATTATTTCTACAAATTCCTCTCTATGTTCAGGATTATCATAATCAAAATCCTCTCGTAATCCAAAATCTGCAGCAGTAGGAGCTCCAGGAACCATTTGTTGTGCAGGAGATACTGTTGGTTTTGATGTTGAAGAACCACCACCACTATATCGTGGAACACTCAAATTCATTCCTTTATCACCACCCTTTTGTACTGTTGGTATATTTGTTCCACCAGCAGCAGCATTCATACCTTCTAAAGTATTAACTCCATACTGTTCTACAGCACCCTTGGACATAACAAACTCACCAGGAGTTAGCATTGCAGGAACAGTATCCTTATCACCTGATCCTTGAACTTCACCACCCTTATTTAACTTTTGAACCTGTGCCTGACTGTCCTCTGCTCCAGATATCTCGGCAGGAGTATTTGAATCTGATGGATTACCAGTATCTGGCATACCATCTTCCTGATCTTTTCCTGGTTCTAATTTACTTTCTGCATCTTTCCCTGATGCTTGTATATCCTTATTAAATTTATCACTACCCGATTTCAATTCCTTATCAATCTTCGGACCAAATCCAAATATAGATTTAATAGCATCTGTTATCTTTACAATTCCCCATGTTACCAAGGCAATAGTTCCTATGATAAGACCTACTGGACCTAATAATCCTGGTAGGAATGCTATAATACCACCTAATATAAGAGGCCACCAATCCTTAATAAATCTGAATATACTAATAATCTTATCGGTATTTGCAGGATTAGATAACCATTCAAATAATTTAAATGCAATCCTTCCAAACAATATAGTAGTCAAGAAATCAAATACTTGACTCAACATACTCTTGAAAGGTTTGAGAACCTTCTCACCAGCAGCTTTAACTGGTCCTAAAAACTTCTCAAGTCCACCTTCTCTTTTCTTTGCTTCCTTCTCTTCATCAGATTTCCTTGCATCATCTATTGCATCTTCCTGTACTTTACCCTGACCTATTAATGAATCTTTAATCCTATCAACTGATTCAGCAATTGCTTTAACTGCATTTTTTAATGCATCAGATACAGGAGATGCCTTTGGTGGTTGAGTAGTATCTAATTGTCCCTGCGGTGAATCAGATTTAGGAGGTTCTATTACATCTTTAGATAATTCTCCTGCTGGTTGTCTTACTGCAAGATCAGTGACTTCATTATTAGGAGCAACATTCTCGGCACTTTCTACAGAAGTTCCTTTCTTAATGTCCTCTGCCTTTATACCTTTCCTTCTTAATAAAAATCTTCTTTTCCTTTCTGCACCACTTAAAGTTTCTCCCGTGATTGCATCAACAGAATCAGAATCTAATCGATGTTGAACACTTCCTTTATTAGCATCACCTGCAATAGTTTCTTCTCGATTACGTGCATGTCTTTCTTCATCTGCTTTCTTTTTCTCTCGCCTTGCAGTTTCATCAAGAAACCATTGAGAAGGTTCTAATGAGGTTCCTTTCTTTAAAGCTTCTGCACTTATCTTTTTCTTCTTTGCTACTGGTTTCTTCGGTATCTTTTTTCCTACAGGTGTTGAAGGTCTCTTCTTTTTCTTTGCTGCTGGTTTCTTCTTTGGTTTATCTCCACTGTCTCCATGTATCTCATCTAATATCTCATCTATACCTTCTTGTGCCTGTTCCTCTGCTGCCTGTTGTGATTCTAATACA